CCGCAGCCGTAGCCATCGCATTGCCGCGCACACGCGGCGCCCCCGGCGCACCCTCCGCAATCGCCACCGGATTATTCCGAAACCGAAACCCCAGAAGGGAGGTGATCGGCTCATCCGGCATCAACTCGTTGTCGTCAATATCGGTGTAATCAGCCATCAGATAAACCTGTAGGGTTCGGTGCCATCGCTCATGCGCTTGGTCGTGTCGTCGCAGAAAAACGCGCCACGCTCGCGCTGCGTCTCAGTCGCGGCAGCATAGTCCGGCCAGTCATTCGGCGTGAAATATCCGTATCTCTTTGACCCGAAGGCAAACGCCCGTGCGATCAGCTCAACCCGATGCCCCGTCACCTTGTCCGACCTTCCGATGATCTGCACGGTCTGCAAGGCCATTCTCCCGGTCGCATCGGAGTTGTCGCGCGTCTCGACCTGCCCCACAGCAACCAGGCTCATGTCGTCGCGCGCATCGACTTGCATGGTATAGCGGCGCGGGGCACGGGTAAAGCCCTGCAGAAACCGCCGCCCCAGCACAGCAACCGCGGCATCATCGCCGTGGTTCAGCCATCGGCAATAGATCTTCTTGACCCGGCTATCCCCGAATTCCTCTGGCAGCACAGCGCCGGCATCGGCCACATATCGCTGCCGCAGATAGGAGTTTCCATCAGTTGGCGACATGGTCGGGTCGCGCATGACCGTGAAGAATTGGATTGTGGTAAGCCGCTCGTCGTCGCGGTCATCGATATCCAGCGAAATCAGGTTGTCGCGGTCGGACAGCCGCTTGACCACCTCAGTGCGGATATCGACGGGACGGTTCATGCGCAGTCCGATCAGTTGGGCCCGCTCATCCCACCAGATCGACACGCCAAGGATTGCCAATTCCCCGATCAGCTTTGCCACGCCTTCGGGCTTGGTGATATCCACGGTCAGCCGCAGCGTCGGCGCCCACCGCGTCACCTCGACCTGCCACGTCGAGAACGGGATGAACGCCGGGTTGATCCCGGCATAGTCCACCAGCAGCGTTCGGATTGCTTCATCGATCCGCACCAGACGCAGGCTGAATGTCGGCTGCACCGTATCGTCCAGGCTGTGCGTGGCAATCGTGGTGCGCGACACGCCGCGCTGCGTCACGGTCAGCACGTCGCCAGACCGGGTGTATGCGATAATCTCAGATCCGATGGACGCGAACCCGGCGACGGGAAGTTCGGCGTCGCCAATGCCAGGCGGAGCCAGCGTCACCGGATCAAGACCGATGGTCATGGCCGCCGACAGCCTGGCGTTAGACGCCTTGGGCGCCTGCACCCGCTTATCGTCGGCAAGGTCCAGAATGTCCTTGCCTTGGAACGTGACGCCGCCCCCGATATCGACGGTCATGTTGGTGATGATGAAGTGCCGCGTGACTTCCGCCACCAGCGGCCCGCCACCGTCCAGATAGCCGAGGCAGTGCCGCAGCGGCCGGCCAGCATAGAACGGCCACCGCGCGCGTAGCTTGCCGAAAAACGTGCCGTGATCCTCGGGGCGATATCCGATGCCGTCGGCCTGCGCCACGCCTGTCACCCGCTCGCGCGCGTATTTGTCGGTCAGCCGGTCGTGATACGTGAAGTCCCGCATCTTCGCCGTGATCTCGGCCCGCTTGCCGAGGGGGGCAAGATCATCGTCGGCGCCAGCGATGTTCACCGTGCTGGACGAGCCCGAAACGCTATCAAGGCACGGAAACCATGTCGTGCCCTTCGGCAGGTTTGATCGCGGCGTGATGAACCGAAGCGTCAGAACGCCAAGATCCAGAGCGCCCCGTGCAGCACATGTTTCGGTCGTGTTGAAACACTTTTGCCGCGCGTCGGTCGGCCCAAGACCCAGCACGGCTGTGCAGGGCGCAACGCCGAACGTCAGGTCGCAGAAATCATAGTCGATCTCGATCCACTCGACGGGTTCCCGGTCAGCCAATGTAAGCCTCCACATCCAGCGTCACGGTGCCGTAGCGCGCGCCCGGTCCATATGCCCCGAACGGGTTGCCGCCAGATCGCCAGCAATAGGCCGCATCCTCTGGCAGCAGATCAGGGCAGCTGGCGAAGAAAAACGGCCGGCCCTCGTTGAAGTGCGCCATGAACGGGCGACCGTCAGTCTCGATCCACTCGCGCTCCTGCTGCGCCAAGCTGATTGTTGTCGCCGCGCCGATGCGATTGATCCGGTTTCCTAGGAACTGCCCGCCCCGCGTCTGGCTCGACATCAGCTCGATCTCATGCGCCATGTAGATCGGCCGGTAATCTGCGGCCACCCCTAGCGGAAACGGCAGTTTAGGCCCGATAGACGCGATGCCGAGGTGCGGCGCATCGCCAGCGCCAGTGATATAGATCCGCCACTGCTCCGCCTCGGCTTCCGCGAACAAGATCAGAATGTCATCGTCATCCTCGGGCGTCACCGTTGCCACAGTGACCCACGCCGCGCCGATATAAGCCTGCACCGCCACAGTAGCCCCGGCGCTGCCCAGCGTGTGTGCCGCGATCCCGGCACTGTCGCAGGTCACGGCAGAGGGCAGCGTGACACCCAGCCATGCCGGCAGCGTCTCGGCCGTCCAGAAATCGTTCGTCTGCGGGCCTAGGGCATTTTCCATGAACCCGTCGTCGGTCTCGCTTGAGGCCGCAAGAACGCCCTCGGCCAGCACGTTCCGATACAGCGCCATCGCCTCGCGCGCGCCTGATGCCCCGCCCTCGATATGGATCATGCCACCACCCTCTCGATGCGGACGCCGTTTTTCGACACGCCCTGCAGCTGCTTGACCACCTCGGGCATGAGCGCCTGGGCCATCGCACGGATTGCAGGATCGGCGCTGGTGAAGTCAAGCGTCACGCTCTGCGGTGCGGGTGCTGCGGCTTGGGCTGCAGACGATCCGCCGATGCCACCGCCACCAGATCCACCACCGCCGCCACTGCTGGACGCGCCCTTGATCGACCGCACCGCTGCAAGGCCCTGCGCCAGCGCCGCGGTTGCAGCAGCCGCCCGTGCCCACGGGCGACCGACGAATGCCGGGTCTTTCAGAACTTCGGTGAACGCCAGATAGCTGTTGATGACGCCCTGTGTCGCGGCAAGACCCTGCGCGATCTTCATGGTTTTCTCGCCGCCGGCCTGCGCCAGAGCGGCCATCCCGCCGAAGAACGAGGCGGCATCGGTCAGGCGCTGGTTTTCATAGCCAGACCCCAGCGCCCGCAGCCGCTCCTGATGTTCTTGCTCGAGCCGTTCCAGCGCGCCGTGACGCCCGCCCAGAGCCTTAAGCTCAAGGTCGGTGTAGGTCTGGATCAGTCCTAGTTTTTCGTCATACCACGCCGTCAGCGCCTCGCGTTCCGTGGCGAGGTCATTGACGAGGCTTTTCAGATCGGCCTGGCGTTCGGACGTGCCGCCGCCACCAGCGGACTTGCTGGGGACATACCCATAGGCTCCATTCTCCGATGCCTCGAACGATGGCCGCTGCGGGCGGTTGCGCGCCCCAGATCCTGCGCCGAATTGGGTGGGGTTGCCAGCATCGTCAATCGGTCCGCCAACCGTCAGGACACTATTCGCCGCCACGGCATCCCACAGGGTCACGCGACAGCGACTGCCGCCTTGCTGACTCGCCGTATCANNCCACGACGCGCCGGGTTGCGTCTCGCTGATCTTCACCAGCCAGCCATAGGCGCCGGACAGTTCGGCGTTCGCCGCGCCGAGCTGCACGTTCCAGCCCTGCGTCTTCGCCTCGGTCATGACCATCACGTCATAGGCTTGGAGCGCCGCGGCCTTCTGCTGGTTGGTGATGTCTAGCCCGTCGATCTTGGCGAACGCGATCTGGCGCTCCTGGTTAAGCTGCGCCTGCAGGTATTGCGCGCTTTCCCGGCCATAGGTCAGCTCGGCCTGCGCCAAAGCGGCCCGGTTCTGATAGGTCTGGGTCAGGTCGTTCGCAGTGGACAGGGCTTTCTCCTGTTCGGCATTCAACGCGACCACCGCCGCCGTGCCATCGCCAGCGCGCCGGGCAAAGTTCGANGCGGCGTGTTCNACGGCCGACATNCGGGCNTCNGCCTCGATCAGCAGACCGGACAGNCGCTCGATTTCCATNCGNGCNGCGGCCATNCNGTCNGTTTCGCCCAGCGACATGCCGAACATGTTGGTCATGAANCTGGCGCTTGTCAAACTCCTNCTGCGCCGCGGCCAGAGCATCCCNCACAGACCCCAGCGCCGCCTCAGCCTGCAGCGTCATGGCGTCNAGCGCCTGCTGCGACATGTCNCGGTAATACGTCTCGGTTGCCTCATTCAGCCCTTGCTGCGCCGCCGTGATCCCGTCCAGCGTGGCGGCCAGAAGATCCCCGTCGCGGCGAGACTGCGCGAACCCGATGCCGATTGCAGCAACCGCACCCGCCAGTAGGCCAACCGGGCCGCCAGCCAGCGCCAAAGCCGCCGCAAGGCTGCGGGACGCCAGCGCCATCCCACCGAGCGCAAGCGTATGTGCCCGCGCGGCAAGTGTGGCCAGCGAGAAGCCCACAGCCTGCGCATAAATCGCCGCCAGCATCGCAGGCAGCCGGGTTGCGGCCAGTACAAGCGCAATCTGCGCCAGTTCGTTCAGCGCGCCCGTCAGCGTGACGGCCCATGCGCTGAAATCCGACTGCGCCAGAGACGCCAGTCCGTCGCCGATCTGCACCAGCACCCCCGCCAGAGAGCCCGAGATGCTGAAAGCTTGGTCAAACGTGCCGATCAGCGCCGTGGCCCCGGTGGCAATCCGCGTGAACCCGTCCGCGACGGTGGCTGGCATCTCCCCAGCCACAAGCCGCACATCCTCCAGCGGCTTGATGATCGCGTCTGCGATGACCCGCCCCGTGATCTTGCCCTCGGATGACAGGGCGCGCAGGCCCGATACGGTCGTGCCCAACTCGGTCGCCAGCGCCTCGGCCACCCGCCCTCCGTTCGCCAGCACCGTCTCAAGGCCATCCGCCTGCAGGGTGCCGGTTGCCATCGCCTTGGACAGAGCATTCTGCACCGACGCCGCACGTTCGCCCTTGGTCGCCGTGATGACCAGCATGTGGTTCAAAGACTCGGTGAAATCAGCCGCATCGTTCGCCGACTTGCCTAGATCCCGCAGCACCCCGACGTTGCGGGCATATACCTGCACCGTCTGATCCAGCGGCGAATAGCTGGCGTTCGCAATGTTGGTCATGCGCTGCATCATGTCGCCGGCCGCGCCCATGTCCCCGATGGCCGCGCCAAGCTGGCTGCGCATGTCGGACCAGCTGTCAGCAAGGCGGATGTAGGCTCCAACCGACACAGCAGCAGCGGCCATGGCAATCAGACCACCCACGGCCGTTCCAGCTGCCGCGGCCAATGACCGCAGCGAGCCATTCGCGCGCCCGTCGATCCCGTTCGCCATGCGCTCCAGCGCGCCGCGTGTCGTGCCGGCCTCGTCGCCCAGCTTCTTGACGCCCTTGCCCGCAGATGAGAACGGGACAACGACGCCGCGCGCCGATGCCCCGACCGCCGCCGTCCCGCCAGCCAGCCCATCGGCCGCCGTCTCTGCCTGCTTTGCCGCCTTGGCGAGGTCGCGCAGATCCTCGGTTGCCCGCACAACCCCGGTGCTGTCCGCTTTCAGGCCGAGGGCTTGGGTGACGTCAACCATATCATCGCCTCATCTTGGCCCGGAAGCCGTCCCGCACGTCGTTTGCACCGCTTTCCGGCTCCTGCACCGGGCTATGATGCCGCAACCATACCGCATCCATCGCCCTTATGGCACGTCGAAAAATCAGCGCGTCCCTCTCGGGCCAGTTCGCCGTGTGCCGCGTGATCGACGCCAGCGGGATCGGACCGGAGCCATAGCCTGTAAACTGCCGGTCGGTGCAAAGCTCGAAGAAATCCGAAATCCACGGCTCGACACCGGGTAGCGCATCCGGGGGCCAGAGGTGATCCGGGATGCGCCACCCCTTTTCCTCTAGCTCGTCTCGGCGGGCTTCGGCGCCCGGATTTTCGAGGCTCCACCGGAGGATTGCGGCAAGTTTCCCGCGATCTCCTCCTCGGCTTCGGCCTGGCCCTGATCTACCCACGTCGCCGCGGTGTAGACCAGATCGGCGAACTGCCGGAAATCCGGGTCCATCAGCCATTGCCGGGCCAGATCGGCGTCATAGGGCATCGGCTCGCCGCCGTTCGTCATTCCGTCCCAGTCCAGCAGCACGACTTCGGCCAGCACCTGCGACCCGATGCGGGTGCTGGCGGTGGGCTTCATGCCGCCGCCGCGGATGCGGTCGCTCTTGGGGGCCTCGCGCTCTAGGCGCGACCGCAGCGCAACCGCCTTGGGGCTGTTCCACCCGCGCACCCGCAGGCGCAGATCGCCCGCGCCCGGCAGGCCGGTGACCCACGTTCCCTCTGCGACTTTTCCGCTGTCAACCTTGAGGCTCTGAATGTCCATGTCTGTAATCCTACGGGGCCTAGGGATTGATGATGCGGGTGCGGCTCAACCCCTTGAAAACCGCACCCGCACTTGTCCAGCCGTTTCCAGCTGGAACCTCAGACCGAAACAGCGTGGGAAATCGGCTGGATCGGGAAGTTCAGGAGGCGCATCCCGGAAGCATCGCCGCCGGTCTTGGTGCCATACATCGCAAACCCGATCAGCAGGTCGGTTTCGCCTTCGGGCTGGGCAGATGCGACGTGAATGCCGGTTCCGGCCGTGGTCGTATTGATGGCGGCACCGCCGCTGGTGGCCGCAACCGAGAAGTCATCGGTGTCGGGATCGACCACAAAATACACCGTTCCCGCAACGAGGGGGGCCGGAAGCGCGCCGCTGGTCGAGAACACGACAGGCGTTCCGGCAGGCAGGCCATGGCCGACCCACGACACGACGCCGGGGGTGGCGGAAGAGATGGTGACTTCGCTCTCCTCGCCGCAGTCGGCTCCCCAGCGAATGCGGAATGCGAACGGCTTGCAGGACCGCTGCGCCTGGACGAACCGGATCTGGCCTTCATCGTCCAGCTTCGGCGAGAAAACGTTCGACATGATCGGGAACGAGATCACGCCCTTGCCGTAGATCGTGGCGTTGGTGCTGATCAGGGTCTGGGTCAGGGCTTCCTGCTCGGCGCCCAGATCACCGGCCGTCTGCCAGTCGGCAATCTCGGTGAAGGCTTGGCCCGCGAAGTCGGCCAGCACGGGGTTGGTCAGGTAGGGCATCCGGCCCCCGATGTCGATCTTGGATCCGGCAATACGTTGCAGCGCCATGGGCGTTATCTCCTGATTAAGCGCCACAGCGCCATGATACGATGACGGGAACCCGCCACCATCCGTTGTCCCGATAGCCCTCCTGGACCTGCGGGGCGGCTGTGACATGCACCGTCAAGCCGTTGTAACACATCTTCAGCCCGGCTGGAAAGTGCCCCGCAATGGCCCCGGCAGCCTGCCGGTAAACCTCAACGGGGTGACCCAGAGCGGCAACATAGGACAGGGCAAGGGTGCCGGTACGCTCGTGCGAGCCGTTGCCGACAAGCATCCGCTGCGGTGGTGTGATCGCCTCGCCGACGCCGATAAACGGCTGGTCAATATCGGGCGTGAACACCGACGCGGGCCACGCGATGACCGGGGCGGGCAGCGCGGGATAAGCGGGGACGGCAAGCGTCATGATCCGGTCGCGCAGGGCCATCCATATGCTCAGGTCGATATCAGGCACGGGTCATCACCTTGTTGCGCACTTCCTCGGCGGCCAGTTGCACCAGTATAGGCCACATCGACGCGGCATATTCAACAAAATGCGCGCCCTCCTGATTGTAGGTTCGGCCAAGGCTGTCGTCGCCGACGAAGCCATAATTCAGCCGGCGCGCGTAGGCTGCCTGGTATCCGATGTAGATCGTGTCGCCGAGGTCAAGCCCAGCCGCGACCAAGCCGATATCCTGCCCCACGAACGGGCCGTCTCCGGTTCTGGGCATGGCGGTTGTGCTGGCGAGCAGGCTGCGCATCAGGTTCCCGGTCCGGTGAGGCAGCTTCCCGCCCTTGCTGCGGGTCGTGGTCATCTCGTCGGCCAGCAACTCCACGGCGCGGCGGAAACACGCGGTCAGGCGCGCCTCGCTTTCCTTGGCCCAATCGCCCACGTTGTCCGCGAACCCGCCCACTACTTCCCCGCCATGTGCTTTGCCGCCTCAGCCGCGATCCGCACAGCCTCGGCCAGCTTGGCCTGAAACAGCGCCTCGCGTAGTTGCTCGCGGAGTTGATTGCAGCGGTCGCACATCACGTCAGCCCCAGCGTGTGATCCAACCGGAAGTCGGTCCCGCACCCACAGGCGGCGTCGTGCTTGGCGCCGCCCACACCGTCCAGAGCGTGTTGCTTCGCCGCGCCATCGGGGAACACGAACGGGGTATTCAGCCCCTGCACCGTCTTGCCGTTCATGGCCTCATGGTCGGGGCGGGCTTCCGGTGATCCAGATCCGTGGCGCCACGTCTTGCTGATCGCCTCGGGCGGATACCCTAGCTTCTCCGCAGCCTGCCGCCATTCCTCGGCCCGCGCCGACATGACCGCTTGGCCCGTTTCTGTGCGCGCGACCATCTGCGCCCGCTCGGACAGGAGTTTGTTGCTGTATTGCTGCGCCGCCTTGATCTGCTGCGCCTCGGGAACGGCTCCACCCGCTGCATAGGCGCGCAATATCGCCTTCTCGGTCGCGGCGTTGACTTTGTATCGCACCCGCGGGACGCCATCCCGGCCCATTATGACAAGATCCTGCACCCCGCCAGCCGTCCGCATCCCCTCGGTCACGATCCGCAGCCGATCTGCGCGCGGGCCGTCTAGCCCCAAGATGCCCCCGGTGCGCTGGCCCCCGAAGACGCGCCCCGCAATGTCGGTGGCGATGGTGTGGGGGTGCGCGCCCTTGGCATAGCCCGATGCAATGGTCTGGCGCACGGCGTCTATGGTCTCTGGCAGCAGCTCGCCAGTGATTTTTTGGCCGACGTTCTCGGCAATCCACGCCTCGGCCCGCGGGTTCGCCATGTCGAAGCGAAACACGATGTTNNCACCAGCCGGCGCGTTGATCGTGGTGGCAGCCATAGCGCCGCCCTGTGCATATGCCTGCGTCTTGGCCGTCCCGTAGGCGTAGAACGATGCGGGCTCGATATTCAGCGCCGCGATTGCCGCTTCGACGTTGCCATCAGCAAGGGCGCGCACCAGATCGGCGAACGCCACGCCGTCCTTCAAGTCTTGCGCCGCGGCGTTGAACGCATCGCGCAGCGACGGCTCCAGCTTCGCGGTCAGGCTGGCGAACAGGCGGCGTTGCTGCTGTGTGGGGCTGGGGCGGCGGGCCACGGTCAGCCCCTCAACACGAACCGCACGGCAACCTTCGTGCCAGCGGCGGGGATGTGATCGAACCGGACCACCGTCACGGCGCGGCCGTCCAGAGACACGCGGTCGCCGGGCTGATATCCCATCGTCGGGATCGCCGCGATCACCTGCACATCCGTGGCGAGGATCACCGTTCCCTCGCCCGAGGCGCCGATCATCTCTTTCGCAACGCCTCGGGCCGCGCCCTTAAGCGTCTGGCTCAGCTTGGTCGACTCCACCGGCACCCACGGCTGCGTCGGATCAGGGGCGCCGGGGACAACACGGGTCAGCGTGATCCCGGACTGCCCCAGACCGCCGGCACTCGCGGGCTGCATCAGGTCCGATGCCATCGCCGCCATCTCGTCGTAGAAATCCGCCATCAGGAGCCAACCGCCCAGATGCCAAGGCCGGTCGTGGCGCGCGGCAGGCACAGGTAGGGCGCGACCAGTCCGTCAATCTCGGCATCCAGCACAGACAGAGCGCCCGATCCTGCGACCAAGGCGCCGTTGTCGAAAAACTCGCGCTCGATCACATCTACCTTCTGGCGCTTGACGCGGGCAGAGGGGTTGATCGTCGCGGTGAACGCATCGGGGTTGCTGGCGATCAGCCACGCGGCGCGATAGGACGCATTGACCCAGGCCAGTGGGATCGCGGCACTATCCACCGCTTGCCCATATGCCGAAGCCCCCGTGCGGGGCCACGCGCGTTCCTGCGACACGCCCCCAGCAGGAGCGCTGCAGAACAGGCGGTCGCCATAGGCAGCATCGACATAGCCGGACCCGCGATTGCGCAGGACGGCCAGCGTCGGCGCGCCATCCGGCAGGGTCAGCCCGTTGTCAGCCAGCCATGACGTAAAGCCGTCGTCCGCTCCATAGCCAGCCATCGGGGTCAGTCCTTCTTGTCGGTCTTCTCGTCTTTTTCGGCCCGTTCGATCTTGGGCTTGTCGCCGGTCACGGGATTCGCGTTCTTCGCGGGCTCGGGCACGACTTCCTCATACCGGCCAGCCCAGCCAGCAGGAACGGCCTTCACGGTGAACTCGGCGCCGACCGGGATCTCGCCCGTCGCGCCGAAGATGCCGGGTTTGGTGATGCGGATTTTCATGGTGGGTTCTCCTTAGGCGGTGACGTGCTTCACGGCCCACATGACCGCCTGCTCGGCGTTGGTGACGGCGAGGCTCATTTCGCGGCTCTTGCCCACCTCATTGCATTTCGCAATGAATGCAGCGCCGATGTCTTTCAGTTCGACCATGTGCTGCTTTTCCGCATCAGACAGGACGCGGTAGGTGTGGCGCACGGCATTGTTCGCGGTTCGATCATCCGACGCGCTGTCAAGGTGCTTGAGAGCGGCTCGGTCTGCTTAGGTTTCCTTCATGTCGTCACCTCATAGGGGTTGTGGAGGGACGGCGGGCCAGTCTCCCAGCCCGCCGCTTGATCAGCTGTCGATATCCGTGGAGTAGACCACCCCGGAGCGACCATTGTAGTCGGCGCGGATTTCCAGACCCATCGCGCCCATGACCAAAAACTGATAGTTGTCGGTCGGGTTGGTCCGGGCCTTCGCCTGCGTTGCAACGGCCATGCCGATCAGCGGGCGGATGTATTCCGCGCTGGGGACAAAGCCGATGAACGCGTTTCCGGTCAGCTCGAACGTGACTTCGATCTTGTTGATCCGGCGATTCGCCACCAGCGCATCGCGCAGGGAGCCGATCTTGAACCCGGCCGAACCAGAATAGGGCCGGTCAAGGTTGCGCATGATCTCGGGCGAGACATAGATGTTCATGCCAGCGGCGACAAGGTTGGCATCCAGAAGCGCGCCGAACGGGCCGTTGAAGAACGCCTCGATGGCGTCAGACGTGGTGGCCGATGCGGTCAGGTCGATGTTCGCGCCGCCGCCAGCCGTGCCGAGGTTGATGGCCTTGGACAGCGGGTTGGTGCGGATGCCGTAGGCCTGGTAGCCCTGGAACACGATGGTCGCGTCACCGTCCAGCGCGAACTGCGCCATGTTGCGGCGCAGTTTGGCGGTCGCGGCTTCTTGGTCGTCGGCCAGCGCGTCGAAGTTCTCGCTCTGCAGCGTGTTCCACTCGCGCCATTCCCGGGCGTAGCCGTCCGAGAAGATCGGCACCGGAGTGCCGCGATAGTCGTAGATCACCTTGTCCACCGGCACCGGCACCTGANCCGACATGGATCGGATCACGGGGCTGTTGATGTCCGAGGCAACGCGGGTCAGAGACACCAGCTTGCCGATATTCACCGCCTTGGCGAGCGGCATAAGGTCGGCCATGTAGGCGCCGCCCTCGTCCGTGCGCATGACGCGGCGGGTGATGCCGTCCAGTTCCAGCCACGCATCGCGGGGCAGGACTGCGGCGGCGTTGTGGACCGACGACAGCGCGTCCTCGGTCTGGTGGAACCATTCACGGTTCGCGGTCAGATCATCCCACCACGCGGCATGGGGCCGGGAGTTGGCGATGAGCTTGTCATCAAAGTAGCGCATGGCCTGCTCCTTATGCAGCGGCGGTGAGGTAGCCCTTGGCAGCGCGAACGCGAACCAACTGCGATTCCCCGGAGGTGTTGTTGTAAGCCTCCTCGGCATGCGCCACGACCAGATCGGAGGTCGAGGCGATGGCGAGGAAACCGTTGGCCGCCGGGGTCAGAGCGGCGCCGCGAACGACGTTGTTGCCGGTCGCCACGCGGACGTTGAAAAGCTGCTCGTCAAGCAGNTCCATCCCGATCATCGTGTCGCCCGCGGCCCATGCGTCGTCCGGGCCCTTCATGGCGAGGTAGTTGTCCTGCGCCACGAAAACCTTGCCGACAGTCGATGCGCCGGCCAGCACGAACTCGCCGCCGGTCATCACGACGAGGCAGCCCGGAAGCGTGGACGCATCGGCCGGAAGCTCCTGCACCTGGGGCATCGCCTCGGTGAAGGGGCCGGCGTAGATCTTGTTATAACGGGCCATGGATCAGTCCTCCGCTTTCGGCGCCTTGAAGGCGGCGCGGGTGTCGGTCTTGCCGAGGCCGTTCATCAGGCCGAACGCCTTGCCCGGGGTGGCCTTGGGGGCCAGCGCGCGCGCCGCATTCAGGGTCAGCTCGCCCGCGGCGGCTTCGTCCATCAGGTTGGCGCTGACGATCTTGCCGCGAAGTTCGGTAAGTTCCGCATTGTCCTTGGCCTTGGCGGCGTTGGCGAGTGCGGTCTGCGCCTCGACCAGCGGCGCGACGGCGGCGGTCACTGCGTTGGTGATCTGGTCGCCCAGACCCTTGAAGCCGTCCGAGAGGGTATCGACCTTCTCGGAGAGCGCCTTGAATTGCTCGTCGTTGACGGGCATGGCAGTCTCCTTTTCGTTGAGAGAGGGGTCCCGCTCGGTCGCGCCACGGATGGCGTCTCTGATCGCGGATTTGATGCGCTCCAGCAAGGGCAAGCGGTCGATCCGCTCTGCAGCGCGCAAGGCAGCTTCCGCCGCCCAGTCAAGCTCGCGCTCGGCGTCTTCATATGCCGAGTTGATGAGCATGATTTCCTTGCCGTCCTTGGAAACGGCCTTGTTGACCAGCATCCCGACGCCCTGTTCCGGGGTCGCGGCGCCCACTTCGCCGATCAGGATCGCGTCATGGTCAAAGACCAGGTCGGTTGCCTCGAAATCGGCTTCTGCGTCGTTGGTCAACTCGTTCATGATGGCGTAAAGGCCGGTGCTGGTGTGGATCGGCTCGCCGTTCTCGATGGCCTCCAGAACCGTGCGCCCGCCCTCAAGCTGATTGGCAAATTCGACGTCGATCACCTTGTCGATCAGGACGCGGCCATTCTCGCGGCGGACATTTTCATTCCACGCCCCGACGAAGCCGCGAACCATGCCGCGGGGGTCTGACGCCGAGACGAAATTCCCGTTGATCGTCGGGTGCCCGAGCGGGGCGGGGGTGCCATCCAGCGAACCGAAGCCCTTCTCGATGGCCGCGGCGCCGTAGCGCACCCGGTTCATCACGACACCATCAGGAAGCGTCGCGCTGGGGACGATCACGACATCCCGGCCATCGCGGCGCTCGCGGCGGATCTTCGACGCGTTGACCGCGGTGCTGACGTTGATGCGGGCGTGTTTCTTGCCTCGCCCCTTGTTCCCGACCTTCTCGGATAGCCTGATCACCCCAACCACAACAGCATCCTTTATGATGACCTCGCCGGCATCCTCGCCAGCATCACCCCGATCACCACCGATAATCAGCATGGTTTTCCCTGTATACTGCTTCGACAGGTCAAGGGCCTTTGCCAGCTTCCCCTTTCCAGCGTCAATACCGGAAGTTCCGCTCAAAGTTTCATCAGTGGCAACGCCGTCATCCCACACCCGCGACGGCGGCAGAACGTCACCAACAGAGAACCCGGATGCATCTTCCTCCACAACGCGAACCGCGACATGCTCGAAAAACTCATCTTCGGCACGGGCAATCGCATCGACAATATCAGGGTCTGACGCTGACGGATATCCACCGCCACTCCCAAAACGACCGCGATCATCCCTCGGCTGGGAAGGGTCGTAATTGAAGGCCGCGTGTTTGGTCATCCGTCGTCCTCATCGCCGCGCGCGGCATATCCCGCGGTCTCGCGGATTTCGTCGGGGTCGAATGCAGGCTCGTCACCGGCGACCGTCGCAGCGTTGATATCCGCCATGATCTTCGCCCGCGCTATCTTGTCCGATGCGCCCGCTTCCGTCAAGTCCGCCCAGCCAACGTGCCAGGGCTTGTCCGGGATGATGCCCCAACGAACGAGGCGGGCGGCAAATTCCGAGATAATCGGCTTGATGCGCTGGACACGTCGAGCATGGCATGTCTGGTTCCATTCGTTCGCGTCCTCGGTGCTGGCGCGCTCGCCGGTCTGGCTGCCCAGCAGGATCTTTACCGGCATCAGGATCGACGCCGCGAAGGACTGAATGGCGATGCCGAAGAAATTCTCCGGGTCAGGCAGGCTGATGGTCATCGGAGTTGCGCTCATGCCGCCCAGCATCAAGCCCTTGTCCAGCCCGCGCTGGAAGTCGTCAATCTGGCTGTTGATCGTGTCCAGCGCCTTGTCGGTCGTCACGCCCATGTTGGACGCGACTTCCTGCAGTGTAAGCCCTGCAGCGGCAGTGATGATCGGCGCGCCGCGGCT